GCTTGTCTCGGTACCCCGTAAGCCCGGCCGACGGTCGCGAGCATCCCACCGGCAATCGCGAGCGTCACGTATCCCGCCACAATCACGATCAGCCGGCCTCGAGTGTTCACACGGTCACGGTAGCATGGCCGTCAAGCGCTTGACGGATCAGGCGAGCACAATTTAGGCTAACGCAATGAATTGGATTCACGCGCTGGCGAGCGGCTGGCGCGATCGCGCTCGGTATCTGCGGGAAACCGGCGATCGTGTCGAGGCGAAGGCTTTTGACGACGCAGCCGACGAGCTCGAGGCCGCTGGGTTGACGAACACGCCGCAGGACATTGCGGCGCTTGAGGCTATCGCAAATTTCGACAGCGAAGAAGGCACGATTGCGCGGAAAGCCTTTGAATGGCCGACTGGCGAAGCGTTACCGCTGCACGATCGGGTTAATTATGCCGCGAAATACGTGGCGCAGTTTGATGGCTGCTGGCTTGGCCACACGGATTGTCTTCACCTGTCGTCCCTGCTTAGTGAGGCAGCAGTCGCACTCCTCACGGCTGCTGATCCCGATGCGGTACGTGACGCCTCAAAGCCGCTGCCCGCGTCCGCCTTTTGCGAGTGCGCTGAACCGAACATCGTGGCGCTCGTCGGCGCTCCCGGAGGCACGCAATGTACGCACTGCGGCCGACCGATAGGCCATCGTGCCGTAGATGATGACCGCGCGGTGACGAACTTGCGTCAACGCAATGCTTCCGTTCAGAATGGAGAGGTAGTCGCTTGAATCAGCCATCACTCAGAAAGACGCGCGCGGCGGTCGGAGACGTGATCGGGGTCACGAATCAACACGCGCGCATGCTCAACGCGTTGCGCGATGCGGCGCACGCGACGTCGATCCAGTCACAGCAGACGGCGGACCTGTTCGATCAGTTCCTCGGCCTGGGACTCGCGGATCGCCTGCGGTGGCTTTTCACGGGGCGGATCTCTAATGTCCAAATTGACAGCGGCAGCGAGGCGAGCACTTCCGGCGAGCAAGTTCGCGCTGAGTAAGGGCCATTATCCCGACGATACGTAGGGCCGCGCATAGGCCGCCCTGTCGCGGATCTCGGAGTTTGGCACGCCGGCACAACAGACGAAGGTGCGGGCAAAGGTGCATCGCGACTACCCGTCGATCAAGCTGAGTCGCGGCAAGTAATGCCGGCGTTTCTCGAGGCGGATCTCCGGAAGGGCGCAGCGAAGGCGGGTCTTGCGGGGCGCGAGGCCGATCGCTACGTGTACGGCGCTATGAACCGTCTTGGCGCCATGCACGGGAACAAGGAAACGGCGAAGGGCCGCGCGATGCAGCGCAAGCACGATCGCAAGTTCTCTCTCTCCGGTCGGAGCCGATGACGCCCATTACCCCACTCGACGCGCCGGCCACTCCGGCGGCGCAACCTTACGGGACGTACAAGCCCACTCCACACGATCAGGCGGTTGCGGCGGCGGTCCAGTCGCTTCGCGGCGCGCTGATATTCTCGACGGGCGATCAGGCCGTCGTCACAGGTCGAGCGAATGGCCGGATCCACTAATCCCGAAGACGTCCAGCGTACCGGCGCGGTGCCGGCGGACGATGACGCGTTCCTGGCGCTCGCGCGCAAGCGGTTTCGGTTCATTGTCGAGGCCGAGATCGATCTCCGTAAGCACCTCCTCGAGGATAAGGATTTCGCGGACGGGAACCACTGGGACTCGAAAGCGCTGAGCGATCGCACGGCGAACGGCGATCCCTGCCTTACGATCGACATTCTCAAGCCGCAGATCAAGCAGATCAAAAATCAGCAGCGGGCCATGCGGCCGGCGGTCACGGTCGTAGCAAAGGGTGACGGCGCCCGGCCCGACATCGCGGAAGTCTTCCAAGGGCTGATCCGGCATATCGAAACCAATTCGGATGCCGATGACGCGTACGATCAGGCCGGCAACGATCAGGCGGAGATCGGCCTCGGCTGGTTCAAGATCATTACGGAGTATCTCGACGACGACGGCGATTCGAACGATCAGGAGCTCGGCCTCGAGCGCATCCGCAACCCGTTTTCCATCTATTCGGATCCGACGGCGAAGCGGCGCGATCGGCTCGACAAGAAATACCTGTTCGAAACGTCCGATTGGACGCCGGAAGATTTGAAAGAAGCCTGGCCTGACGCCAGGTTTACGCAGTCGAGCGATTTCAAGGCGATCGGCGACGAAGGCGCAGACTGGTATCGCGGAGACAAGATCCGGGTTGCGCGGTACTGGTACGTCGAGACAACCGAGAAAAAGGGCAAGGTTCGCAAGGTCAAGGTACCGAAGGTCCGTTGCAAGATCATCACGGGCCTTGAGGTGCTCGAGGACTACGAATGGGCCGGGAAGTACATCCCGTATATCCCGGTCCTGGGCGAGGAGCGCGACACCGAAGGCAAGGTCGATCTCCAGGGCGCCGTGCGTGTGGCGAAAGATACGCAACGGATGTTCAACTACCAGAAGTCGAAGGCCGCCGAAGTTCTGGCGCTCGTCCCGCTGGCGCCGTTCATCGCGGAAGAGGGCCAACTCGAGGGCCATGAAGACGAGTGGGCGTCGGCGAACGTCAAAAAGCACGCGGTACTCAAGTACAAGCGTACCGGCCTCGACGGGACACCCGATCCGCCTCCGGCGCGAAACTTCGGCGAGCCTCCGGTACAGGCGATCCTGGCGGAAGCTCGAGAGGCGCAGCAGCTGATCGAGGCCCAAACCGGGTTCTTTAACACCAATTTCCAAGATCAGGGCTAGCAGTCAGGGATCGCGATCCGTGAGCGTCGGATGCAGGGCGAGCACGGCAATTCGGATTACCTCGATGGCCTCGCGCGTGCGGTGCGGTGCGCCGGCCGGATGCTGGTCGACCTGATTCCGCATTATTACGACGTCCCGCGGGTGATGCATATTCTCGGGAAGGACAATCAGCCGCAAACGGTCATGGTGCACACGGGCGCGGAGAATGCGCCTCAGCCGAATGAAATTCCGGACGGCGTCAAGGGCGTGTTCGATCTCGGCGTCGGCCGGTACGACGTCGCGGTGACGACGGGAACGAACTACATCACGGCGCGGCAGCAGTTCACGGCGTCCATGGAAACGCTATTCCAGTCGAATCCCTCACTGTTCCAGATCATCGGAGACGTGTACTTCGAGAATCTCGACGTACCGGAGGGGCGTGTCATCGCGGCGCGGCTCAAAAAGATGTTGCCGCCACAGCTGCAAGACGCGCAGGACGATCCGAAGGCGCTCGCGGCGCAGGCCGGGCAGCTGAAGGCGCAATTAGACTCGACGAATCAGGCGCTCCAGCAGGCGCAGGAAGCGATCAAGACCGATCAGATCAAGGTCAACGGCCAGATCCAAATGAAACAAATGGATCTGGAGTTCCAAAAGTACAAGCTCGAGCGGGACAGCGAAACAAAGATCTCTGTCGCGGAGCTCGGCGCGAAGGTGGATCGTCTGGCGCTGTTCATGGACGAGCGCGCGCGCCTCGGCGTGCAGGCGTTCCAGGCCGATCAGGCGGCGCACGATCGCGCGCATGACGCCGGCATGGCGCAAATGACGCAATCGCACACGGTCGACAATCAGGAGCGTTCGGCGGCAAATGCGCAGGCCATCCAGGCCGCGCAGACTCCCGATCAGCCGGCGGCGCCGGCACAGGCGGCGTAAGGAGGTTCCCCATGCGTAAGGTGCTGTTATCCGTTCTGATCTCGTGTGCCGTCGTGGCCGGCCTCCGGGCGGATGCCTGGGATTTGGTTGTCAAGCACGCACAGAGCGCCGTCGTCTATATCCAGGTCGGCGACAAGGGCAGCTGTTCCGGATTCGTGATCAACCAAAAAGCCAAATACGTGCTGACGGCGGCGCATTGCACGGCCGGCGACGTGCTATGGGTGGATCGCGTCAAGGGTGACGTTGTGGCGCTGGACGCCAAGAAAGATCTAGCGGTGCTGCGGGTGGCTGAGCTCGATCCCTCGCGCGAAGCGGTCGCACTCGCGGCGCATGATCCAGCGATTCGGGCGGACGTAATGAGCGTCGGGTACGGATACGGTCTCGAGCGGCCATTCTTCAAAACCGCGCATGTCAGCGATACGTCGGTGAGACTTCCCGATGGCGACGGCGGCCCATTTATCGGGGTGGATGCGTCGTTTACGCCTGGGCAATCCGGCGGCCCGGTGTTCAATGAAGCCGGCGAGGTGGTCGCGATCGTCCAGTTGGGCGACGGTGGAACGCTCGGCCTCGGGGTTGGGGCGGACGTCATTCGGGAGCGCGTCGGGCGTTTTTTCGCCCGGTAGGCTTGCGTCAACGCAAAGAAAGGTTGGATACTGAGTTATGGCCGATCAGGCCGAAACCACGCCAGTAGTTGAAGCCGCGGCCGAAGCGAAGCCGCTCGATCAGGTCAATTCGCTCGCGGACTACCGCGCGCGCAGGGGCGAAGTCGATACCCCGCCGGCAGAGGTGCCAGAGGCGGCGGATCCGCAACCGGAGCCCGAAACCGAAGACGAGCCGGCAGACGACAAAGCGAAAGCCTCGGAAGCCGGCAAGGCGCTCGCGGCTAAGAAGAAGTCGCTTCAGTCGCGGATCGATGACGTCACGGCCGAAAAGCATCGCACGGCCGGTGAGCGTGACGCGGCTCGAGCAGAGCTCGCGGAATTGCGCGAGGAGCTCGCGGCGCTGAAGGCCGGCAAGACGAAGCCGGAAGCCAAGCCGGAAGCCGTCGAGGCCGATCCGGACGATCCGGAGCCGAAGGTCGAGGAATTCGACGACTACCAGAAGTACGTCAAGGCGCAAGCCCGATGGGAGGCGCGCCAGGAATTCAAGGCGCAGCAGGCCGAAGCCGACAAACGCGCGCGCGGCAACGCGATCCAGCAGGCAATGACTCGGGTTATGGATGCCGGCGCAAAGGCACACGACGATTTCGACGCGACGGTGACGAAGTTCGAAGACGCAGGCGGCGACTACGGGATCGCAGTCGACGCCATTACGCGGCATCCGCTCGGACACGAGCTCGCGTACCGGATGGCCTCGGATCCTCGGGTCGCGAAGGCGATCGCGGGCGCGCCGAATGAAGCCTCGGCGATCTACGAGCTCGGGCGCGTCATGGCGCGGATCGAGGCGGAGCACGAAGCGGCCGACGAGCCGGCGGACGAGAAGCCGGCGGAAGAGAAACCGCGGAAGCTGTCGAAGGCTCCGGCGCCGATCGAGCGGAAGACGGGCGGCGGCGACGTGCCGGCGGCTCCGGACGTGGATCGCATGAACCGACTGAGCGACTACCGCAAGGCGCGGACAAAGCTCGTCGCGGCGTAAGAGACACCAAGGGAAGGCCGGTCGGTGGGCGTCGTAACCCGCCGGCCGGCCGTGATGGAACCCGGCGCCACATGTGCGCGGGACGACTGACCGGCCGTAAGCCGTCCGATTGATTCCCGTAAGGGATCCTCGTTTCCTCTCCTGGCGGCAGGGAGGCGACGAGCGCGGCAACGCGACACAGGGCCGTCAACACGTCTCGAGGCGATTTCGTCGGCCCGTCTCGAGCCGCTGGTATCCAAGGATTCGCGCGTCCCACCGCTAAGCCGGCCGGGGTGACTCGCAGGCAAGCCCAATTACCGGGCGCCTGGGGTGGCCCATGGCCAATACCTTTCTTACCGACAACGTGATTTCGCTCGAGGCGCTGAGCGTCCTCGAGAACACGCTTGTCGCGGCGAAGTACTGCGATCGAAAGAAAGAAGCACTCTTCGGACAGCACGGCGGATCGAACCGGAGCGATACGATTCGCGTCCGTAAGCCGAACCGCTACACGGTTCGCCTTGGTCGCACGTACGCGGCGCAGGACGTGCTCGACGAGTTCGTGTCGTTTCCTGTTCAGACGCAGATCGGCGTTGACACGTTCATCAACTCGGACGACATGGCGCAGAACCTGTCGTCATTCTCCGATCAGATCATCAAGCCGCAGATCGCGATTCTGGCGAACTACATCGATCAGCAGATCCTGACCGTTGCGCGCCAGACACAGAACGTGGTCGGCACGCCCGGATCGCCTGCGAATACGCTCGCAACGTTCCTCGCGTGCGGCGCGAAGCTCGATCAGAACGCCTGCCCGCGTGACGGTCAGCGCGCCATGATCCTCGGGCCGCAGGGACATGCGGATATCGTCGACGGCCTTAAGGGGCTGTTCCAGTCGGGTCCTGCACTGGCGGATCAGTACAAGACGGGCCTCGTGGCGTCAAACGTCGCTGGCTTTGACTGGGCCATGGATCAGAACATCGGGATCCATACCGTCGGCACGAAGGCCGGCGCGGGCGCGGTCAACGGCGCGGGTCAGACGGGATCGAGCCTGGTCACGAACGGCTGGACGGCCTCGAGCGCGATTCTCAATCAGAACGACGTGTTCACGATTGCGAACGTGTTTCAGGTCAACCCCGTGTCGAAGACGTCGAATGGCGTGCTTCAGCAGTTCCTCGTGACGGCCGCGGTGAGCGCGGACGGCTCGGGCAACGCGACGATTGCGATCTATCCCCCGATCGTTACCTCGGGCGGACAGCAGACGGTCAACGCGTCTCCTGCCGGCGCGGCCGCGATTACGGTCGTGGGCACGGCGTCGACGGGTGCGGCGAACCATATCGCGTGGCACAAGGGTGCGATTGCGCTCGCGTTCGCTGAACTGCCGATGCCGAAGGGCGTCGACATGGGCGCGACGAAAACCGACGATCAGCTTGGCATCTCCATGCGGTTCGTCCGGTACTTCGACGGCGACAACGATCGATTCAAGGCGCGGTTCGACGTCAAGTTTGGCGTTGTCGTGTTGCGTCCTGAGTGGGTCTGCCGCGTCGCGGGTAGCTCGGTCGCGTAATCCTTCCTGCCTACCCTGGGCGGTCGGCGTCCTGCCGGCCGTCCGGGGCTCTCTCGCGTCGAGGTGCGCGGATCGTGAAGGGGTGAACGAATGAGCGAACAGTACGAGCCGATTCCGTATCCGCGATGGATCTATCACACAACGGAAGCCGCAAAGATCGTCGAAACCGAAGCGGATCACGCGGTCCATACGAAGGCCGGATGGCTGGACAGCCCCGCGGAGCTCGCGGAGAAGCTGGCCGCGGACGCAAAGAAAGCGGCGAAGACGGTCGGGAAAGGCGCGAAGGCGGCCGGCGTTGCGGCGGCTGAGGGCGCCGGCTTGGTTGCTGCCGAAGTGCTCGGCGGCGCAGCGGTGCGAGACTAGTCATGAAAAGAATCTGCGGTTTCCTCGCGGCGTTCCTGCTGTCGGCCACGGTGGCGTCAACACAGGAATACCCGATGTACCTGTCGTGCTCGGACGCGGAAAGCCTCACGGCGGCCGCGGATATGCTCCATGTCGAGCCGGGCGCGGTGTATGCCGTGTACGTCTGGAAGGTCTACATCGTTCCTGGGACGCAAACCGCGGCCGGGTATCAGCAGGTGGTCTTGCGGCGTACCACGTCGGCGAGTACGGGCGGATCTACGCTCGTGCCGTCTGCGCTGACGCCGTTTTCTTCGCTCTTTACCGGGATCGTGCGCGAAAACGCAACCGGCGGCGGCGCCGACGGTGTGACGCTCGCGAACGCCTCATATTTCGTCGGGACGACTACCACGGTCGGCCAGGCAAGCCCGCTCGTCTTGTTTGACGCGACTGGGTTAACGAAGCGGGACGCGATTTACATTCCGGCGGGCGGAACGGTCGGCCTCGAGCTCCACAACAACACGGGCGGAGCCGGCGGCGCGAATCATTACGCCTGCGTCCAGTTCAGCGAAGAAGTTAAGTAACCGGCGATGACGTTCACGGTTCGCGACTGGTTGACGCGATCGCTCCGTCTGTCTGGCGTGCTCGCGGAAGGCGAGCCGATTCAGCCGGCGCAGCAGGATACCGCGCTACAGGTCGCGTCGGAGCTCCTCGACGACTGGCGGACGCAGCGTCAGACGATCTATGTCCAGGGCCGGCATGTGCTCTCGCTCACGGCCATGCAGCAGGATTACACGATCGGCGCGGGCGGTCAGTGGAATTTTGAGCGGCCGCTCTGGTGGGATCGGGCCTCCTGGCGTGACGCGACGGGCCTCGAGATGGGGATCACGCTGTACACCGATGACGACTGGGCAAAGATCCCGATCAAGAGCATCCAAGCAACGCTCCCGTACGGCGTGTACCTAAACGATACGTACCCGCTGGCAACAGGCAGCGTCTATCCCGTCCCGATCGATCCGACGATCTCGGTTGTCCTGTACACGCCTGATTCGGCGGTCACGAGCGTGTCGGACATCAACGCAACGCTCTCGGTCCCGCCAGGCTGGGCGAAGGCGCTCCGGTACTGCCTCGCGGTCGACATGTGCGCCGAGTGGCAGGTACCAGTGCCGGCGCAGGTTGGATCGATGGCGACGACAACCCTCGGCAACATCAAGCGGATCAGCGTCTCGCCTAATCAAATGCGAATCGAGTCGACGCTTAAGCAAATGGGCGCGGGCCGTCGCACGATCACGCACGCCGAATTCCTCGCGGGGGAGTAAATGGCGCGGTATCCGGGCTTTGTCGGCCCGTCCTACACGAGCCAGTCAAAGATCGCGGCGGCGGATCGCTGCGTCAACTGGTACCCCGAACAGATCGAGCTCGCGTCCGGGCAATCCGGATTTGCGCTCTATCCTGTGCCTGGCTACCTCGCGATCTCCTCGGTGGCGGCGCCGTTTCGTGGCGGCTACACCCTGAACGGCCAGACGTTCGCGGTTGGCGGATCGAACCTGTACGAGCTCACGAACATTACGGCGACGAGCGCGACGGCTACTCTCCGCGGATCCGGCCTCAACAATCCCGATAATCAGCCGTGTACGTTTGCCTGCAACGGTGACGGCGGGTTTCAACTGCTTCTCTCGAGCGGCTCGCAGCTGTACCTCTACGATCTGCGCTCACAAGTCTTCTCGGCGCTGAACGTCGCGGCGTCGTATTGCGGATTTCTGGATGGGTTTTTCCTGGCGCTCGATCCGTCCACGTCGACGTTTAAAATCTCGGCGCTCGAGGACGGCTCGGCGTCGCAATGGGACGCGACGCAGGTTGCTCAACGGAACGATGCCCCCGACAAGTGGCTGGGCATGCAGGTGGTTCGCAAGGAAATCTGGTTCTTCGGCTCGCAAACGTCCAACGTCTTCTATAACGCCGGCCTGGCGCCGTTTCCGTTCATTCCGAATCCGTCAGTCTTCGTCGACGAAGGCGGGACGGCTCCATGGTCGATCGCGACACTCGGCGGCGCGCCCGTATGGCTCGCGCAAACGAAGGCCGGCGGCGGCGTCGTGAAGCGCGCGAACGGCTACACGCCGGAGCGAATCTCGACGCATGCGCTCGAGTGGGCCATGTCGCTTTACCCGACACTCCTCGACGCTCAGGGGTGGGTCTATAGCGAGCTCGGACACACGTTCTACGTCCTGAAGTTCCCGGCGGCCGGCGCAACCTGGGTCTACGACGAATCAACGGGGCTCTGGCACGAGCGCGGCGATTTCAACGGATACGATTTCTCCGGCGAGCACGTCTACGGTCACATGTTCGCGGCCGGCTATCATCTGACGGGCGACGCGGCCGGCGTCATTTATCGACAGGGCGTCGACATCGCGACAGGGATCGACGGCAACGGCCGGCGGCGGCTGCGTCGGGCTCCGCATCTGTCGAGCGACGGCAAGC